GGCAGCGCTTACATCTTCCATGCCGACACCGAGGGCCTGAACTTCCGTGAAGCCTTCATCGACGCGGGCTTCACCCTTGGACAGACCTGCATCTGGGTCAAAGACAGCCTGGTGCTTGGGCGCTCCCCGTACCAATGGCAGCATGAGCCGTGCCTGTACGGGTGGCTCGGCGACAGGCCAAAGTGGTACGGCGACGAGGAAGTCACATCCGTGTGGGAGTTCCCAAAGCCCAAAAAGAGCGAGGAACACCCGACCATGAAGCCTGTCGCGCTGTTCCGATACCTGATGGCCAATTCCTCGCAGGTGGGGGGCTGCGTGCTCGACACCTTCGGGGGATCGGGCACGACGCTCATAGCAGCCGAAGAACTCGGACGCCGGGCCTTTGTGATGGAACTGTCCCCCCATTACTGCGACTCGATCATCCGCAGATGGCAAGCCCAGACCGGACTTGTTGCCACGCGGGAATCGGACGACGCTCCGTTCCCCACTGAATGAAAATTCCCCCTCGGCGGTGTGACCCTGCACCCGGTGAGTTTTTTTGGGGTCGCAGACCTGCGCCCATTTGACTCGGCGAAGAAACCGGAACAGCCCCGCAGCCGCCGAGGGGAACAATGCCATATGACATTTCTTGTTTTTGCATTGCTGTTCCTTTGGCCGTTGTTAGACGACTGATATGAACGATCAGAATTTACGAAAACTGACGCCCGAGCAGGCCCGAGCCCTTCAAAAAAAAGCGACCGTTGCACGCAATGAAAACCGTCGACGGGCGAAGACCTTTATGAAGGCCCTGCACGATTTTATGAACAACAAGCTGCCCGGGTCGCAGCTCACGGGGGCCGAAGGCATCGTGACCAAGGTGGCAGCGCTTGCACTGCGCGGCAACGTGGCAGCGGCAAAACTGCTCTTTGAGATGAGTGGGGAGAAGACCGACAGGGTGGAGCTCACCGACGGCCGCAAAAAGGCAGACGGCCTTCAGGAAATCTATGCCCTGCTGAAGAAACAGGAAAAATGAACGAGAAATTCCGAGAACTTCTCCAACCGCACCGATACAAGATCCTTTACGGCGGACGCGGTTCCGGGAAGTCCTGGGGAATTGCCGCGGTCCTTGTTTTCCTGGCTGCGCAGGGGCGGCTCCGCATCCTGTGCGTCCGCGAGGTCCAGTCCTCGATCAAGGACTCGTCCTACCAGCTGATTGTCGACACGATCGACCGTCTTGGCTACGGCTCCCTGTTCGACATCACCCAGGACAAGGTGATCTGCCGCGCGACGGGGTCCAGTTTCATTTTCAAGGGGCTGCATAACGATTCCTCCTTCAAGTCGATGGAGGGCATCGATATCTGCTGGGCCGAGGAGGCGCATTCCGTATCCGAGGAGTCCTGGCGCATCCTGATACCGACGATCCGCAAGAAGGGGTCCGAGATATGGATGAGCTTCAACCCGGACCGCCCCGATGACCCGACGTACCGGCGCTTTATCCTGAACCCGCCACCGGACGCGTGGTCGCTGAAGGTCAACTTCGACGAAAACCCGTATTTCAAGGACAGCCCTCTGTACGAGGAAATGCTGTGGATGCGGGAGCACGATTACGAAAGTTATCTGCACGTCTGGGAAGGATTCCCGCGGACCAACAGCGACGCACAGATCTTCCGCGGCCGGTACGTCGTGCAACCGTTCCCCGACGACCTGTGGGAGAAGGCAGACCGACTCTTCTTCGGGGCCGACTTCGGGTTTGCCAAGGATCCGAGCACGCTTGTCAGGTGCTTCATGCTCGACCGCACGCTTTATGTCGACTACGAGGCGTGGGGCGTCGGGGTTGAGATCGACGAGCTGCCGCGCTTTTACCTGTCGGTCCCCGGGGCTGAAAAATGGCCGATCCACGCCGACTCTGCCCGGCCCGAGACGATCAGTTACCTCCGTACCCGCGGTGCCGTGAACGGCATCCCGGTGCGGTTCAATATCGACGCGGCAAAGAAGTGGCAGGGATCCGTCGAGGACGGCATTGCGTATCTGAAGTCGTTTGACCGCATCGTGGTGCATCCGCGGTGCAAGCACGTCGCGGACGAGTTCGCGATGTATTCCTACAAAACAGACAAGCGGACCGGCGAGGTGCTGCCTCTTATAGAGGACAAGTGGAACCACGGCATTGATGCCATACGGTATGCCCTCGACGGCTACATTACGCGCTCCGGGCTCGAACTTTGGGCCAAGCTCGGGCGGCAGGTGAATTGAGATGACAAGGCAAAAACAGCAATCATTGAACCGCCGCAACGTGGCGCGGTTTTCGGACGGCGTCCGAAACTCCCTCCTGCGGATCGGCGAGGGGACGCCCAACACATTCAACGCCACCCACTATGTGCCGCAGTTCACGTCGCTGAACCGCGTGGCGCTCGAGTGGATGTACCAGGGCAGCTGGATCTGCGGCCTTGCGGTCGACATCCCCGCGGAGGACATGACCCGCGAGGGCATCGAAGTGAAATGCGACGATGTGACGCTGAACCGCGACATCGACGCGGAGTTCGATCGCTATCGCGTATGGTCCTCCCTTGATGAGGCGATCAAATGGAGCCGCCTGTACGGCGGGGCAATAGCAGCCATCATGATCGACGGCGCGGACATGAGCCAGCCGCTTGGCGACGTGGCCAAGGGTACGTTTCGCGGCCTGTACGTATTCGACCGCTGGCAGATCGAGCCGTCCATCGAGCTCGTGCAGGACCTCGGCCCCGACTTTGGCAAGCCCGTCTTTTACCGCGTGATCGACGAGCAGTGCGGCATCAAGATCAAGGGAGACCGCATCCACCATAGCCGCGTAATCCGGCTGGAAGGGGTCAAGATGCCCCATTTCATCCGGCGGACCTATCAGGGCTGGGGGGCGTCGATCCTTGAGCGTATAGCCCCGCGTGTGGCTGCGTTTGACCTTGCCTCCGAGGGCGCCGCACAGCTCGTGTCAAAGGCGCACCTGCGGTATTACAAGATCCAAGGCCTCCGGGACATCCTGACCAACGGTCTCGCGCGGAAGGGATTCCTCGCTCAGATGGACGCGGTCCGAGAGTTTCAAGGCATCGAGGGGATGACGCTCGGGGACAAGGAAGACGACTTTCAGACGTTCAGCTATTCCTTCACGGGCCTGCCGGAAATTCTTCTTCAGTTCGGGCAGCAGATCTCGGGCGCCATCGGCATCCCCCTTGTGCGTCTTTTCGGCCAGTCCCCGACAGGGTTTAACGCGACCGGCGAAAGCGACCTGCGGATCTATTACGACAACGTCAAGAAACAGCAGGACAACGCCCTGCGACCCGGCATCAAGCGCCTCCTTTCTGTGATCTATCAGAGCCTGAAGGGAGAGCGGCCGCAGGAAGAGGTGGCGTTCGAATTCAACCCGCTGTGGCAGATGTCGAACGAGCAGAAGTCGACCGTGGCGAGTTCCATGACCGGGGCAGTCAGCACGGCGCTCAACGACGGAATCATCAGCCCAGCCACGGCCATGAAGGAGCTGCGGAAACTGTCCGAAACGGTCGGTCTGTTCAGCTCGATCACCGATGAGGAGATCGAAGAGGCGGAGCAGGCCGATGAGGCAGCCCCGCCGCCCGGCGCGGACATGGGGGGCATGGGAGGAATGAATGGCAGCGAGGAAGGCGCGGCGGTTCCGGGAGCCAACGGCAACGGCGGCGATCGACCGATGGTACCGGAAAAAGCTCCGGCAGCTGGCCAAGGTAGTGGCCCAAATAGGCAGTGAATACGCCGCCGAGGAAAACCCGCTGATAGCAGCCGACCGAATTCAAGGTCGGCTGTTTTCATACGCCGACACGCTTGACCAATGGGCGTCCGAGGTCGCTGCCACGATGCTCGAGCGCGTGGCTCTTGCCGACTTCAAAGTGTGGAAGGACATGGGCCGGAAGGCGTGGGAGGAGACGGGGCAGAGAGTCGGAGCCGCGACGCTGAAGGCGCTGCGGAGCGATGCCGTGGCACCGACGTTTTCCAAGCTGCAGCTTGAACAGGTCGAGCTCATCAAGAGCCTGCCGCGCGAGGCTGGCCTGAAGGTCCACGAATGGGCGACGGAGGGGCTTGCTCGCGGGCAGCGATACGCCGACATCGTCGGCCGCATACAGGACGAGCTGGGGCGCGTGACCGAGTCGCGGGCAGTCCTGATAGCCAGGACCGAAACCGCGCGGGCACGCAGCAACTTCACGCAGGCGCGGGCGCGGGCAATTGGCTCGACCCAATACGTATGGCACACGGTCGGAGACGGAACCGTGCGGCCTATGCACGCGGCGCTTGACGGCACGGTGCACGACTGGAGCAACCCTCCCGTGACGGACCGTGGCCCGGGCGGCATTCCGCTGCACTCCCACCCGGGATGCATCTTCAACTGCCGCTGCTGGGCCGAGCCGCTTTTCCCAAAGGACATCTTCGAATGAAAGTGAAATTCAGAGATGGCGATTTTTTCACGCCGGAGCGAATTTCCCCGCGTCGGGAGAAAACTCCCGAGGGGTATTTGCTCTGCCGTGACGTCCCGATCAGCTCGACCGGGACATACAGGTATACAGACACCGAGATCGGGCTGAAAGGCCGGGGCGGGGTTGTGGCGGTCAGCCGCGACTCCGACGAGCTTTTCCGACCCGAGACGATGGCGTCCTTCGAGGGCAAGCCTGTGGTCGTTGGCCACGATGAGTTTGCCGACCCGAAGAATTGGCAACGCGTGTCGGTCGGTGTCGTCCAGAACGTCCGTCGTCGGGGCAACGACCTCGTCGCGGACTTGTTGCTCACGGCCGACCGAGGCATCGACCTCGTCGAGTCGGGGAGGCTCAAGGAAGTCTCCTGCGGCTACGACGCGGAAACGGTGCAGGACGGCCCCGGCCGAGGGCATCAGGTGGGGATCGTGGGCAACCACGTCGCCCTTGTTGAACGCGCCCGTGTCGACGGGTGCCGAATTGGAGATGGCCATATGGCAGTTAGCTTCAAAGCCAAACTTCGTCGCCTGTTCAAGGACGGGGACGAGGACGGCCTGAATGAGGTCCTGGACCGCATTGAGGTCGACGAGGATGAAGAAGTCAAGGACGAAGCCCCCACCCAGGCAGACCCCCTTGATGAAATCCGAGCTTCTATCAAATCTATCGGCGATCGCCTCACCGCGCTCGAGGCGAGGTCCGCCGAGAAAACAGCAGACGAGGAACCGGCCCCCGAGCCTGCCCCGGAGGAGGAGGAGGTCGAGTCAGACCTGACCGAGATTGTCCCCGAGGAAGAGGCCCGCGAGGTGATCGAGGATGCGGAATGCCTTGACCCGGGCATGAAGCGCCCGATCGGGGATTCCAGCGACGGCAGGTTCACCCGAGGCCGCCTTGAGCGCGTCATGCGCACTGCGATGAAGGCTGCGGGCGCGACCCGATTCGGGGACGCCGCGACCCTTGACGGCAAGGCCCTGTCGGCCGCCTTCAAGGCCTCTGTGTACCTCGCACGAGCCGCACGGAACCC